GAGAATTGCTGGTTTCTTAAGCAATTCCTCTGGAAATCTATAGTTTTTAAGCACCTTACCTTTTGGATCAGCAAGAGCCCATTGAAAATTATCTATTTGGTACATTCTATTTAAAAAATCAGGAATGGTGTGTGTATTGGGTTCAGCGACTGTAGCCATTTTAAGCATTTGAGATGTTGACGTGGCTTCATACGCAGATGTATTGGTCGCAATCATTCCTTGGGTGTCGAGAGACATAATTTGAACTTGTTCGTGCTCGACATCACAAACTTCGTTTATTGTTGGTTGATTATTTGCAGCAGGTAAATAACTTTGAAAATATGACTACCTAATCTATATTTTCGCACCTAAGGTTCCTGGATAATGAGGGGCTGCCTCGGGCCATCCTGGAAGTAACTATAAAAATAGCGGCCCCTATGTAAATAGCAATTTAATTTAACTTTGACTTAGGAAATTTATGTTTAATTAAAAGATCACATTTACATGTGCAAATGTATACGTACTGAAGGAAAATAAGCACGCACTACCGGTTTTAAAATATTTGGGACTGCATGTATCATTTGATTTCCAAAATCACATGAACCCACATTGATACACATATTCAAAATTGAATTTTCCTTACACCATGTATCAATTTTCGTAAAAGATTTCACCATGTTTATTGCTGATCTAAAAGCATCATCCTCACAATTTTTGGACACAAGAAATATTGTTTTCGACCTCTTGTGGAAAAAAAATGATCCAAGATTACACTTTTTGATACTATTCTTTATAAATTGAATTTGATCCACATTTTTAACTCGCTGTTGTAAAAATTTGTCCAACTCATCTGTCAACTCATTTCTATAAGCTGTTTGCAACACCCAATTCGCATTACACTCGTTTGATGTTTCCCATTCAGGTTCAATATCATTCACTTTAGCATAATACTCTTCCCACTGCAAAAATCGATACGGGACATTTTTCCTCATACAAGCTGATCTTAAACGAGGCATCCATTCATCAAATTTTTCACGTCCATGTAATGACAGTTCACGCAAAGCAACATCTACATTAGCCATTGTTATATCCATTGACTGGGTCCCCTTCTTTGTCCATTGTGGAATTTCCAAAATTACGTCCATATCTAGTGGAGCCACATGGCGTTGTAGTACATCACAAAATTTAAATTTACGTTTCAAATAATTGACCTGTTCCAAATCGCGAATAACTACTATTTGTCCCGTTTTTAATTCATCAGTATACACATGGCCGAAAACCAGTAATGCATCAGTAAGAGTTGTTTGATTAAACCACCCAACAATCAGCTG